CATGATCGCCGCGTCCTTGTCGGTGACCTTCTCGAACGCGTCGATGTATTCCGGGCGCATACGAGCGAGAATGTTCTGTGCCCACGAGGCATCCCGCTGGTGCCGCTTGACCAACTTCTCCAAAGAGCCCGTGTACCCGTCCGGCATCTCGTACCGCTCAGACGCGCGAAGGATGTTGTCCCGCAGGGCGCCCCGATACTCACGCTCACCCATGTGGCGCGTGGTTGCCGCCCGAAGAATCTCGAACTCGTCACCCTTGACGTGCACGGCGGGACCTTGCCGGCGCCGCTCGATGGCCGGCGTGTTGCGCTGGTCACCCGGCTCTAGTGCGTCATCGTCATCAGCCAGATCCCGAAGACGCTGAATCTCATCCTCGTACTCAACGGCTTCGGCGCGCTCCACCTCAAGCTCCGGAATCGCGGCCAGGGCTTCATCCTGGCGCGCGATATCGGCATCGGTAGGCTCGTCCAGGTCCGCAACCTCCAGGACAGTTGCCCTGTGGCGCTGGATCTCTTCAAGGATGTCAGCAGACTTCCGGCGCTTTCCCATAGTGATGGTTCTCCAGTTTCGCAGCATTCGCCCGTGCGATTGCACGGCGCTTGTTCCGACTGGAGTGGCCGTTGTCTGGCGAGTCCTGGTTAGTCGTACTGGCGAGCCCGTTGGGGTGGCCTTCGGTCGGCGAGCCCGTGGGGGTGGCCGACACATCACGCAGTATAGACCGTACAAGCTCCACTAGGTCATCCTGCGATCGGATAGCAATCAAGCCGGCGCCTTCATACGCCGGGGAGTGAGTAGGTCCGTACTCTCGGAGTCCCAATTCAGTGCGCTCGATATGAGGGATGCCGGCGCGCGTACCTAGCTCGCGATCGTTATACACCTTCCCCGAGAAGGACTGTCCGCGAATCTGACCACCTTCCCACGCGGCCAGGACTGCATCTGCTAGCTCGCCATCGTTGTAACGGCTCACGGTGATGAGTCCACGCGAGTCCGCCTCAATCTTGGTTGGCGTAGCGATCGGGACAGCGCCGAGGATGTTGGGTCGGCCAGTGAGATCATAGCCGTGGTTGTAGAACACCTGCACATTGCCGTATCCACGAGAGATTGTCCGGCTGAATGCCGAACGGTGGATTTCTTCCCAGTAGTGACCATGCTTGTCCCGGATTTCCGCTGCCTGGCCGAACACTGCGGCGTAGGCGGTTACCTCCCGCTGGCCGCGATTGACACGCTTGATGTCCACGTCATCAAGCGTGTAGACGCGAGAGATCATGCGCTCAGTCACGGGAATTTCCTTCCTGCGGGAGTCTTCTTCGCTGCCGCCTTCTTGGGGGCAGCCTTCTTTGCCGCCGCTGCCTGGCGAGACTTGGCGTTGTACGTGCCAGCCTTCTTGCGCGCACTGGCGCGGCGTAGGCGTCCCAGAAGGCCAGGGGTGACCACGCCGTCAGCCTTCATGCCGAGCTTTCGTTGTAGGCGCTTAATGGATGAAGTGGTTTTAGGGCCTAGCTTCCCGTCAACCTTCAGCTTCTCGCCGTTGGAGTCCGTAAAGCCGAGGGAGTTGAGATAGTTCTGAAGTTGCTTGACGCGGGCATCTCCACCCTTGGAGCCGTACCCCGCGCCAGTGCCTTTCTTGGAATCGTAACCAACAGAGTCATTCCTGCCAGATGAGCCCTTGGAGACGAACTGTCCACCCTGTGCACCCTTGCCGCGCGGATGCAACGACTCATTGAAGAGTCCGCGTTCCACCTCTGTAAAGAGGATTTCAATGTCATCCATCTTCATGCGCCTATCTGGTCAATCGCCCCTGCCAGGGCGGCATCATCTTCTGGTGTCGGTCCCGAATCTTCCGGAGCGTCGTTGGGATCCAGGCTTGGATCCTCGGGGGCTCCCCCGGGTGGCTGAAGCTGAACCGAGACGAGGCCAGAATGGACAAGCTTGGAGAAGTCTTCCGCCATGACGGCCTGAACGGCACTGTCTGGCGTGAATCCAGCGGAGATGAGGGTATTGATAGTTGCCGCGTGGGTCGACTGGACAGCGGCAAGATCCTGCGTGTCTTCCCTGAGGAAGGCTACATCCTTGGCGTCATACCACAGTTTGGCGTTTTTCGGGACATTGAGAAGTGGCTGGATGGCTCCACAGAAGGATCGCCACTGTGATCTCAGGAAGATGTCACCGTATGCGCGCTTTGCCTGGCCATAGTTAGAGTACGTTGCCGCTTGCAAGCCTTCGGATAGGCCAACAATGATCGGAGGCACCCCTCCGGCCGCCGATACACGGGTCTCTCCATGTCCCTGCGTGATGGCAAAGTCCAGTTGGCGCATGTCAGCACCGATCACGCGGACATCGGCGCCACCACCCGTGTAGAGGGTCTTGTAGGCGTTTGATACCCCTACCGTGGACTCGTTCATCATCCGAACGAATGTCTTGAAATCCTCAGGCTTCACGGTTTCCTTGAGGGAAACCGCCAGGTTGGGGGTTGCTGCGTTCTCGAAAAACTGCAACTTGTGCAGCGTTGCCGCCTTGTCTGCCCTGAACTCGTCAATGACAGGCGTCAGCCACGACATCCCGCGGAACAGGGCATCCGGATCCGGAATGGGCGCCCAATAGGCAGCCTCGTTGAGGTCGGGATTCTCGCTAATGAGATATAGCCGGTAACTGTTGCTATTCCAGGGACCACCGGGCGTGTACTTGATGCCCACAACGTCAGCCTGGACCGCTTGATCTGGGGGTGCGGTGAGGATGAACTCACACCAATCCGGCCGAAGGCGCCTTAGCCGGTCTCCTTCGCGAATCCAGAAGGCGGTACCGCCAAGCGTGACATCCTGCTCCGCGCGCATAAGAAGCTGCTGCGTAGTGCCGCCCGGCCAGGGGGTCTCTAGCGGCGCCAGGTCAGCGTTTCCGAACAGATCTGAGCCTGGACCCGTCTGGTTGACTCTACGCCACTTGAAAGAAACCTCAGAGAAGGGCCGTGCCCGCGCCATGGAGACAGAAAAGATGATTCCATTGGCCTTGTAGGCACCGGATGCGTACCCGAGGAAAGTCTCTTGAGGGGTTTCTACGTTCTGACCGGTCAGGGTTGTTGTGTAGGCTGGCTGATATATTTGCCCTTGAAACTGAAGGAATGAGTCAACCCACGCCTGAAAGGTTGGATCCCCCCATCGGCTGATAGTTTCGCGCCGTTGGCGGGATTCCGTTAATGCGCTCTGCGCTGACCATTGAGGCCTAACCACAAGTTCCCCGGTCACAGATACATCACCAGAATTTCTGTTTCTTGTGGCTCCGCTGCGTTAGCCAACGCCCACAAGGCGTTAGTTACGGAGATAAGCCCCGTTATGTCTGTGGTTGCTGCCTTACGGTCCCATGCCCTGCCATCACCAACGTTACGAGTGGTGGCGCCACCAATGGCAAGGGTTAGTTCCGGCTGGCCGATGTGCACAATCGAGATTTCACCGTCTGTGGCCGCATCATAGATCATCCCGAACGCGCTGGCTACGTCCCTTGTGGCCATTCTCATGATCAGGTCGGGAGAATGGCCAAGCTCGGTAAGAAGATTCTCTAGATCGGCCAGGAGGGAGCCGGCGGGAGAGCCGGGATCGATGGCAATCCCGCCTACCGGCGTTACCGCGAGGAACTTCCTGAGGAAGCGAATCACCCACGCTGTGCCCGAGTCGCGGGCGATCACCTCAAGGTGGCGCTTGCCATCTATGCGCTTAGACGCAAGACCTATCGATGCCCGAACCGACCCCACGGTGCGCGGACTGACATCGATCGAGATGACGGGTAGGCCAGAGAGGGGCCGCTCATCGGAGCCAGACTGGGGGTCCAGAAGTGCATCCCAATCCTCCTGGCTGATGACGCCGTACCCCTCGTTAAGGTCAGGAGGCCAGACGCCCAGCCGTTCCCGCGCGAAGCCGGGATCCGACATGGCCGCTCTCTCAGATTCCATGGCCTCAATGCTGATCCCGTGGCCGGATCCGGCATGCACTTCGGATGGGTTGGACTGCCTCCAGAGGTTGCGGTCATCAAGATTGATATTCTCTAGGTTGTCCAGTGCGCCAGGGATGCCGTAGTCCAGGAAGGTCAGCTTCACTCCCATGGACAGGGCGAGGCGGCGTACCTGAAAGAGCACTTCTCCGGTATCCGAGGTCAGCGGTGGAGATGAAGTAATCCAAATTTGCGGGTTGTCTACCGCTGACATGGTAGGAAGCTGGGCATCTTGCTGCTCCCGAGTGAGCGCATAGCCCTCGTCCCACACAATCTTATTGAACGTGAACCCGCGCCCAGCACCCTTGGATCGCGCCATGAACCGAAGGCGATTGCCCTTAAGAAGCTCAATGCCCTCTTCGCCGTTGGTGTTGATGACCTTCTTGACGCGCTTCCTCAGCCAATCGTTGTTCTCAATGAGAAAGAGAACCCGCCGGAATCCCTCCATGGCCGTCTTGTATTCATGCGCACTATGCCCGACAAGCCGCTCTCCACCAACAAACATCCAGTACAGCTCAAGTGCCTCAAGGATGCTGCCCTTGCCATTCTGCCTGGACACGATAAGCGTAACGATAAAGGATGTCCACTTACCGAGCTTGGTCTCTGCAAGACCCAAGTTGACTACAAGCTGCTGCCAGGGGTCGAGTACCAAGCCGGCAGCCTCAGCGAGATCGATGCATTCCTGGCCAGCCGAGAAAGCGTACGTATCCGGGACATAGCATATTCGAGGGACAATCCTGTCCAAAGGTATGCCTTCGGCTGACTCCGGTGGATTCCATATCTGGCCATTCGGAAGCCAGAGACGCCCATCTTGCGGCGCAAGCATTACCCCGGACATGAATCACCCCCGCGCCGAAGGATACGGCACGGGGGTGTGATGGTGCGATATTAGGCCTCTGCTACGGCCTCAGTCTCAGCGTTCCAGGCCTTGTTAAAAGCCGGAAAGGTCGCACAGAGAACATCCACGGTCTGAGCGAGGTCAAAGTCGGCCACGGCGGCTTGCCGGATGGCGGCAACCAGGGCCGGCGTGTTCAGGCGAGCATCCTTCTCCGGACGCTCATCCCGCAGGTTGCCAAAGGACACAACCGCCACCTGTCCTGCCTCAGTCTGAACCGCGTAATGTCCGGTGGCCTCGTCGATGGCCAGGACTTTCGCCTTCTGGTTCCGATGGTTGCCCTTCGAGATCACCGCTTCATCGCCCACACCGTACTCCGGCTTGACAACCTCGGGGGCCTCCGCGATCGCAACGTCGCTCACAGTATTTCCTTCTTCCTCGCTGAATCTGTCTAGCTCGCTTAGAGCCGTAACTCTATCACACTAACCGCTCAACCCTTGCAACTTCTCTTGCCGCTTTTTGGCAATCTCGTCCAGTGGGTCACCGGTTGTGGACCGAACCTCTCCCCCGCTCAGTGCCACTATGGACTTGGCCAGGGAGGCAAGCGCTGAGGCGTACATCCTTGCCTCTGCCAGCACTGGACGTACGTTGACCTCGGCAACTGTCTCAGGAAGGTTGGTCGTGATCTGCCACCACGCATCATGATCTCCCTGAATTTGACGATCCATGAGGTCAAGGCGCGCCTTGATACGGTCAAACTCTGTGACAAGCGCCACAAGGCGTTGCTCCGGAGTCATCCGATGTCTCCCAACCGATGCCCGTCGCACCATGACGCGCAGTAGACGATCGTCTCGTCTGAAACTGCATCGATCCGATCAAGATAGGCGCTGACTCTGCCCAAGAACGAAGTCAACATCTCCACAGATTCCCCCTGAAGGCGCTGCTCAGAGGTCAATCCCAGGGGATCCAGATCACTTACTCGAACAACATCACCAACCTGATAGCGCTTATTGCTCACTATCCGTACCC